GAGTTCATGGAATTACTCGACGTGCTGCAAGAACTCGGTGCGATACAACGCTTCGAAGTGTCTGGCCCGCGAGGCCGACCGACCGACTTGATACGCGGCACACGCAAGCTACTGCAACACGGCTTAGGCGACCAAGTGCTTGCGCGCTTTGGCTAGTTATGAAACTGCTCTACGCCCTTCGTCCAGTCGATCGGCTTCGACACATCAACGCGACCACCAGCCTGCTTCGATAGCGCATCATTCAGCTTCTCGATCTCGCCCCACAACTGCTGATGCTTCGTTGTAAGTTGCATCTCCAACTCATTACCAATGCGCCGCTTCTCATCAGCCATCATCGGCGATTCCTTCAACACCTGTAGCTGCTTATAGATATCCGAGATACCAGGCATGAAGTGCTGGTTCATCAACTGATTGAACCTGCTCATGTTCGTATACATGTTGCGCATGACAGGATCAGCGGGCACTGGATTATCACCAACCACCGGTATCTCGACACCCTTGTTTCGCGTCAGCCCTTGCAGCCGCAGATCATTGAGCGCATTCGCGGTTGCACGAATGTTACTGATCGCACGGTCAACGCGATCATCGATCGCACCGCGCGATGTCATCGGCATATGGGCACCCCATATCACATTGCCCCAGCGGTTCTGCTCTGCAACGTTCTGCTTCAGGTCTTGCCAGAAGCCTTTGTCTGCCCATGCGCCACCATCACCGGGCATCGCCTGATCGCGTATGTGGTAGTTGTGCGCGATCTGCCACAGCGAGTCACCCATCACACCAGTGAGCGAATGCAGGAATGCCTTCAGCGAATCTGCATCGCTACGCACCATGCTGGCCTCTTGCCCAGGTATGCGGTCCTGATTAGGTGGCGATAGCAGGTTGGTAGTCAGCGGTCGATCTTCGAGTGCACGTTCGCCCATCGCTGTCGTCAGCTTGCCAGGATCGCGTCCACCGAGTGCACCGATGACACCCGACACGACGGGCGGTATGTCTGAGAAGAACCCAGTCGATGCATCGATTGCACCGAGCTTAGTCGCGTCCATCGTGTGCGTAGTCACATGATGACTGAACATCTCGCTGATCGTACTGACCATGCGCTGCCACGTATCCTCATTATCGAACGCACGCCACGCACCGATGCCTGACGATACCAGATCGTCCACAATTGGATAAAGCCAGCGGTATCCCTGCGGCAGTGATATCTCCGTGTGATCATCCGGCGTCGTGCCGGGACCGTGGAATATGTACACATTCGATCCACGCTGCCCACTGGATATATGGTTCTCCAAGTAGTCCTGGTGTTCCTTACCGCTCACGATCGCAGACAGATGCGATCCCAACGACGCAGCAATAAGTGGCGACAACGACGCGGCCGTCCACATGATCGGATTATCACGGAACCGGCGTAGTATCGCGGCGGTTGCCTGCATGCCGATGTTAGCCAACGGCACCGTTCCGAATATACGCGCACCGGTTCCCGCACCATGCTGTGCCGGGTCACCAAGTATGCCGCGCATGTCACCAGCTAATCGCGTCAGGTTGGTCTGACCATGTTCCATATACGCAGGATTATCGCGATTGATATCATAGAAGAAGCTGTTCGGCGATTCGATAATCGCACCGTGTATATCGCGTATCAGCGACCGCAGGTTGATATAGCTCGAAACGATGCTACGCCCAACCGGACCAAGCGGCACATTCGTGTTCGCCATGAGTCCAGGCTTGGACTGCATAGGCGATACGTTATACACCGGATCGCGCGCATACGCCCCTGCTTGTCCATACAAGCGCGGGCTGACATCACGCACGCCCAGGCTACCACCGCCTTGCAATCCTGCACCTGCGCGAGCCGCTGCGTTGCTGCTTGCGTAGCGTGCTTCCAACCATGCACGTGTTGCGTCTACACCGCGCTGACCGAGTAACGTGCGATACAACGCAGTCATCGGATTGCTGCTCGTAGACAACGCATCGGCGATGTTCTTTGCAAACGCTGCACCGATGTCGCGTCCGCCTGTCATCATGATACCAGGGACCGCAGTCGGGTCCCAACGCGCAGGCATTCCCATGCCGATAGTTTGTCGCAACGCGCGGTCCAAGTATCCACTATACGCACTCGTCGGCAACTGCGCCGCACCACCGATCGCGTAGCGCAACGCGTGCTTTACAGCGAACAACTGCTCACCGAGCATAGACAGCGGACCAACCACGCCTGACTGGAACGTGCGGCGTATCGCGTTTACACCGCTAAGGAACTGACCAACTTGCGTCGAGTTGTTCTGCATCGTTGTCTTGAGCGGACGGTTGCGCACGTCCCAATACTCTATACCCTTCGCCGTTGGCACCTCGATCGGTTGTTGCAGGTCGCTTGGACCCGGTAGCTTCTTAACAATACCGCTGATATTGGGATCAGGGTTATTAGACAATCGATAGATCAGATCGCGGTTATCCGCATCCTTTGCCATTGCACGATATGCCTTGTCGTAATACATCGACATGGCATCCCATGCAGGTATCGGCGGCTCAGCCCATCCCACTGCATCCGATGGGCGCGGATTCCACGAATGGTACACGTTACCACTCACGTCTACAGTCGGCATCCAGTTCGGATACAACTGTTTCGCTGCATCATACTGAGTCTGCGTAATCATCTGCGTTTGCAACGCGTCATCACGAATGAACGCGGGCACCGTGTCCTTCCAGTCTAACCACTGCTTGATCTGTGGATCAGCCATACCTTGTGCAACGAAGTGCTGCAACGCCAGATCATCATAACCAGTCATCGTCAGCGGTGTGCCGCCATACGTAATCATATTACCGCCGCGCGCTGGATCGGCACGGTTGTTCAATTCATTCTGCGCCCACGCAGCTTGGTTAGCCATCTGCCGCTGGCCGTCAGACATCTGATCGATCATCCGCTTGCCGTCAACCATCACCGGTCCTACATTACCGGTCGCATTCGATACACCAGTACGGAACTGGTGCTCCATCAATGTCGTAGCAGTGCCCTCCTGATTGATCTGATGCGATTGCGCAATGCGTGCATCGGCTATTTCCTTAGATGGCGCTATTGCTTGCTCGAGCGCATCACGCACCGCGCTCTGGTTATACCAATATGCCGCAGCCTGCTTCGACGCTCCACCGGCACCACCGGGTAGCGGCACGTTCGGTGTCGTGCCGCCTGCAACACTCATGTTCGGTGCGCCCATGTCGAGATCGCGTATCACATCGCCTGCATCACGCGGCACACCACGCAACACATCCGACATGTAATCGAAGCCACGCGGCCCAAACTTCAGTGTTGACCACAGCAATCCGCCTATACCTGCAATCTCAAGCGCGGTGCGTCCTGCGGATACACCGCTATCTTGCGGCTGCACAGATGGCGGTGACACAGCAGGTGCAGCGGGTTGTGCAGCAGGCGGCGGTATCGTATCCGTAATGCCTGTCTGATCAGGCTGCCCTTTGCTAACTGCTTGATCAGTTACATCAGGCGACGCAGCTTGTGCTTGATCCGTCAGCCCAGCACCGGCCATCAGCGCAAGCCCACCACCTGCTACCAGTGGCACATCCTTAGCAGTCGGTATAATCCATCGTGCAGCTCCACCAACAGCGGCAGGCAGATTGGTCAGAAGCTTGCCAGGTATTATCGGTGATACCATCTCACCAACGCGTAGCCCAACGCCCATAGCCGCTAAGTCTTGATCAGTCTGCGGCTGCGGGTGCGGCACGTTTGCAAGCGACCAACGCTCTGCGCCTTTCACATGCTCCTCTGCTGCTTCAACGCCCGGTGCAGGCGGCACAACAGCCGGTTGCTCATCCCACGGATCAGCACCGAAGTGACCAAGTCCGGTAAGGACCTGCGGTATAAATCTACCGAAGCGCGAATACAGATCATATGCAATACCAGGCATCTGCACCGATGTCTTGCCCTGCTCATCCGTAGCCATCGGTGTGACCATCGCAGTCGCACCGGCAGGCACCGTGCCACCGCCGTAGTAGTATCCGCGTCCTACCGCTTCGTTCTGTGCTTGTATCAGCCCGAGCAACCGGTCGCGATCAGGCGACGGCGGCAGTAGCGAGATCGCAGAATAAGGATCATCACTCATCAGTTGATCTTGTACTTGGCCTTGCTACGACCGACCAGATATATGCCTCCGCTCTGATCCTTCACTATGTTGTGGACTGTTGTTCCTTGCAGTTGCAGATCGCCATATCGAGGATCGTTTCTATCCTTCAGCGTCTGCACAACCGTATTGGCGATATTCTGCGCCTGCTGTCCTTCCTTGGATACAGTCGGCAGTGGAGTGAATTGCTGCGGCTGGCTTGCATCGGGTGGTTGATTACCGGCCGGTGCAGGACTTGCAGGTAGATTAGTGCGTGGTGGCGGATAACCTTTCGGTGGCGTCACGCCTCGTGCAAGGAGTTGATCAGATATCTGCTGCGGCGTCATCTTCCCAGAAGCGTGATACGTCGGTATAGCAGGCATGCCTTCTATACCTGGATCTGGTATACTTGTGGATAAGTTATTACCACCACCCGCCGCTGCTGCACGTATCGATGCTGCACCGAGCATACCGCGTGTGCGCTCTTGTGCGACCTGCAACGGAACAGGCGTGCCCTGCGACAACCCCTGCATGCCAGTCATACCAGTGATATTCGGTGGCGGTATATTCAATCCGTAATTGGCTGCACCAGTCAGACCGCGTCCTACGTTACCGAAGTTGGTTGCAGCTTGCGTTGCTTCACTTCCTGCAATTGCCTGCTGCACCGCACCGGGATCAGCACCTAATCCAGCGAACATCGGCGTGGTCGCCATCATGCCAAGCGTGCCTGACTTAGCAAACTCAGGCACCGACTTCGCATACGTATCCATCAATTGCGCACGCAACTGCTGCTGACCGAACGCCATCTGATCACCGAGCCGTTGCGCGTATTGCGCTTCACGTGCTTGGCGCTCAGACCAATACGTGTTGAGCAACGAGTTCGCAAGCGCACTACTACCACCAGTTGATGCTGGCGCTAGCGTCGATTCGATCGCATACGGTTCCTGCATTGCAGGAGCGTAGGTGCCGAGCAGTGATCCCGATGTGTATGCCATATCATGTTACCAGTTATATTGCGAACTATCAGGCGTCCACGTCTGTGCGCTGCTCGAAGGTGCATACGATTGATACATCGCCTGCCCCTGCGGATTCTGGCCGGTGTACACCGATCCCTGCGACGGGTCTAGACCACTCACGTTCGCATTGCTACCACCACCGAATATCGTATTATACAAATTACCAAGTGCAGACACAGTTTGCGGATTGCTCAGATTAGCACTGAGCCCCTTCAACGCATCCTGTGATTGCGTCAGGCCGAAGTTCTGATTAGGCACCGCACCCATCGCTGCACCAGTTGCACCTTGTCCTACACCCGTTGCCTGATTTGCACCGAACATGCCCTGTGACGTGCTACTCGGTGCCCACTGCGCACGGTTTGCAGTCAACTGCTGAATCAACTGATCAGCAGCCGACGTGCCAAGGTTCTGCTGACCAAGCTGCGGTGTCGCTAACGCCGCGTTTGTCGAAGCAGCATTCGCCAATCGCTGATAGTTGGCATTGTTAATACCAGCAACGTTCGTCAGACCCTGTATCTGTGCATCGGTCAGCGTGTTACGCAGGTTCTGCGCTTCACCAAGCCCAAGCTGACGCAACACCGGACCAGCCGCAGTGCCCGTGCGTGCAACTGCGCGTAGCGTATCGGCACGTAGCGGGTCATATGCCTGCCGTGCAGCCTCGATCCCCTGCTGCGTCAATAAGCTCGTGAGCGTATCAGCCGTCATCGGGCGGAAGTTCTGCAAGTTCAACTGCGCAGCATTAGCAGCAGGACCAGCCTGTGCTGCGCGTTGCATCGCTACTTGATTAGCAAGCTCCTGCTGACCGAGATCAGTCGTGTTGCGAATAATGTTCGCATTCATTGCAGCGACATCAGCCGCTTGCGGTAGTGGACCAAGCTGCTGCTGCCATGTGTTCGTGGTCGGGTCATACCGAACAGTCGTGCCGAAGGCATCCTGCGTGCCTGCTACTGCACGCTGATTAACCATCGCTTGCACAAGCGCTTGGTTCTGTTGGTTCTGCCGAGCGAGGGCAAGCTGCTGCTGTGCAAGATTCGCCTGCAACTGCTGCTGGCGATTATTCGCACCAAGACCCATTATGCTCGTGCCAGCACCGGCAGCGGCAGCTAGTGCGCCTATTACGCCAGCGGCTGTTGCAACCATGCTACAACTCCTTGCGATAGACTAATTCAACCAACTCGAATCCCAGCTTCTCAAATAGCGGCTGCGTATTACGATACACCACGCGGTGCAAATGCAGCATGTGTGTAACGCCATGTTCCCTAAACCAACCCTCTGCATACGTAATCAGTTGCCGACCAATACCCTTGTGCCGCGACTCAGGCATCACACCAATCATATCGCACTGCGCATACACCTGCTTCGAGTGGTGCATGTGTTCGAATACCGCGTATAACGCGAAGCCGAGTATATGATCGTCGTCACGTGCTACGAACAGTCGATAGAAACCGCCGTCTTCTAATGCCTTGTAGACCGGCCACTTGAACACAAGCGGAGCAGTATCCTTACCAGCGATCGTGCGCTTGAAATAATCACGCACGAGTTCACCACACTCGAAGCTATCACGCTCAATGCTACCAAGCTCAATCTTCATCAGAACGCACCAGTGCTACCTAATCCACGTCGTGCGTTCGCTGTCGGATCGGGTATCACACCACCGCCTGCTGTCCCCGGATTAGCAGCGGACGGGCTGGTCGCACCCTGCACCGAACCACCAGCGTTCAGCAAGTCTTGTATATCCGCGAACTGCGTATTACCCGCAGCATTCTGCAACGCACCGCTGAAGCCTGATACATCCTGGTTAACCAGATCACCTATCTGCGTTCCGTATTGCGCTTGATTAGGCGACTGACCGAGCGCTGCACCGCTAATATCACTGCGTGCACTGCCAGTCAGCGCGTCGATTGCACTGCGATCGCTACCCACAATGGTATTACCAAGATTGGTCAGCGTGCTCTGCGCGGCTGCCTTATCCTGCGCCATCTTCGCAAGCGCAGCCTGATACCCCTGCGGATTCAGCGTGCCACGCTTCTGTGCATTGGTGAGCTCCTGCGACAGCGGGTCGAATTGCTGACCCAATATGCTCTGCACCGCAGGTGCAACCATGCTTGTCGGTATCGCATTAGCCGAATACGTCGGCGAGTACGTCTGGTTGAACTGATTGAGTGCCTGCGTGCGTTGATCAGCGGTAGCCTGATTGAGTATCGTCTGACCAAGGCTTGATGGAAATGCCGACATCGGATTAGGGCTGAGGTCCTGTATCGTAGCAGCCTGCGACGCGATAGCAGGCTGAATGTAACCAGCCGTATAAGCTGCCGGATCAACACCTGCACCACGGAACGCGTTACCGACGTTCGTTGTTGCCTGATTGATCGCACCCTGCTTAGCAGACTGAAAGTTCTGCTCATTCGTTGCAGCGGTCTGCTGTGCAGTAGCGGTATTAGCCGCAGCAGTTGCAGCTTCTTGCGCCTGCCGCTGCTGTATCTCAGCATTCAACTGCTGCGCCGCAGTTTGTCCACCCATAGCTTCGCTGAACGGATCGCTGGTGAATGCCATGCCGCTCACCGGATCAGTGAGTGTTGTCGGTTGCGGAGCAGCACCGCCACCGCCACCACCTTTACCGCCACCACCGCGACACACGACGCCATGCGTCAACTGACCAGCTTCATTGAACATCACATGTTCCTCTGGAACTTATAGATTGTTCCGAACCGCGTAAAGCCCATGTGCCGATACAGCGTGTCCACTGCATGACTATGGATCGCGGCAACATCTCCCGTCTGCACCAATACCGCACCGCGTTCGTCCAAGCACCAATCCACAAAGTTACGCATGAGCGTCATCGCTACCTTAGCCCTACTCGGTGTTCCTTCTCGGACATACCATCCGTCCTCGATTCCAAGCAGCTTAGGAGAACAGAAGAAGGCATCAACATGGCCGAACACACCGCCAACAAATATGCCGTCGTCATCAACTGCGAACTCCAAATAGCGGTTCGGATCAGTTCGTGCATGCATGAGACTGCGGATGGTGTAATCCCAGTCGAACGTTGGTCCGATGATGCCGAATGAACCAAGCTCATATAGTTCTTTTCCCAATTGCGCTGCATACGGTATGTTCTCCAACGTAAGTCCTACATACTTCACCGCCTGATGCTACCACTCACATATCCTATTGTGATCGAGATGAAGCGCACAGGCAGCACCGTCGTGCCACTGAAGCGCAGCTTAAGGATATGGAACTTAGCCGGGAACGCATACAGCCGTTCGTCCGCAGTGAGCAGCGTCGCACTCGGTGTTGGTCCACCGGGCACGGTTGGCGGAACAAGCAACCCCACATCGCCTGCTGTGAAATTCATCGTCAGCAGTGGTGCGTCAACGTTCGCATACTGATACACGTGATCTATATACGCACGCACCTGGAATGTGCCCGTGCCGATCGTGTCGAATGCAATATACTTCATCTGCTTCTGGTTCATTCGATGCTTGAGATCAGTCCACGGCATCTCCCAATCGAATGTAATCGGCACGCCCTGTCCACCATTCACAGCCGGATCACCGTAATAGTCCAACGACTGCGTAGGTGTCTCGAAGTCGTACGAATACAATTTGTTACCCGAACTAAAGATGATATTCTGCAACTCAGTTCTACACGCAGACTGGAAGTTCCAGCCACGCAACCGCGCCCATGCCTGTATCTTCATCGTCGGCATGTTCGTGTAACTGAATACCACGGTCTCGGTCACTGTGCTACCAGAATACGTCGGCACGAACAGCATATAGCGGAAATTGCGCAGATCGTAGACCGCGAACATGCTGCTTTGTATCTGTGCAGGCGTCAGCGGCTGAATAGCAGCAGTCGTCAGCGGATCAACCAAATGCGACGCGCGCAACGGACGCAGCGTGTAGAAGATATTGATGCGGTTGACATTGTTGATGCCGATATTATCTGCAAAATACGTATCGTCACCAACGCTGACCAGCGATCGGTGGCACAGGCACCCGTATTCCTCAATGAATCCATCATCCGTAGGCGTATGCACCGCTGGCGTCGTACTGCTATAGATGCCGAGGTTCATCGGCAGCACACCACGTGCGAACGTGATCAGCAGCTTGTCGCGATAAGCAACCATACCAGTGATGTTAGCGCTGCCGAGAGAAACACGAGGACCGATGTCAAGAACAATCGCATCGTTCGGAGCCGGATCTCCGTAGAATGTACCACTCGTATCCTTAGCACTGATAAACAACTTGGTCGGGTCCGTGCTGACACCAGCGATGATCAGATACTCACCGTGCGTTACGCAATACAAGCCGATCGGCGTATTGACATTCGAACCAGACGCCTCATCGATCAGATACTGCGCCTTCATATAGTTCGGATCGCTTGGACTACCCTTAATCAGTATCGGCTTGTCCTTGCCATTGCATGCAATGAGATCATTGTTGAACACAGTGAATGTCGCATACGTCGTACCGGACGACCACGGATTAGTCCCAGCAGGCTGACCAACGAGGTCCATCCGAACGCCATTACCGGCACCGTCAACCGCGTTCCACGCACCGCTATTCTGCACAGCAATGACATGACCAGCGAAATACGTGTGGTTCACCACAGGCGTCGAATCGTTGAGCGTATTGCAATACAATCGCGTGCCAGGACGCAATGACAGCGAACCATCGGTCGCGCGCTCTAGATTATCGAGCGCGCGCGCGAACTTCGGCGACATGTTCAGATCGGCATCCATCACGTTCAGCCCGCCATCGAACTGACGAACCGTCGTGGTTATCAGATTGCTCTGTGGACCACCACCGCGCGGATTCAGTTGCCCAGATGTGCGATTGAGATACATTACAGGTCCGCCGATGCTGCCCAATTAGCCACTAAGCCAAACGCGCCAGCGCCTATAGTCGAGCCCGTTACCTGATATGCAGAATTGCTCAATGAACTTACAGTCGGTGTGCTTACCACCCCGCCTGAATTGGTGCTGAAGTTACTCGACATGAACGGCGGCGCTCGCATGGCAACCGGGAACGAATAACTCGTTGCAACCGTAATGCTTGCTGCACCCGACCATCCCCAATACGATAGATTGCCTATCTGATAGAAGCGTTGACACAACGCGAGCATCGGCTCAAGATCAGGCAGGTCGAACGGCGTAGCCGTTGGGCCGAGTTCCACCTGCATGCCCCATATGGACACATTGCCGCTTTGCTGCGGCGCGCTGCTGCCGCTCAATTGGAACATAATCTCTGTGCAGTCATCGAAATTCGTGCCGACAACCTTGCCTGCTGCGGACGGCACAGTGAATGTGCATATATACCGCGCCCATGCGGTCGTTAACGTGAGCGCCTGTGTTGGACCAGCAACAGGTGCAGATGGCGAACCGCCTGTTCCGAATCGCTGATTGACCTGCACAACAATTGGCAATGTGCTCCCCGCGCAAGCTGCCCAGAACGAAACAGTTATCTGCTTATTGCTCAGTCGTCGCATACGCTCAATGCGGTAGATTGTTGAGACGGCACCATTCGCACCTACATAGCCAGTGAATACCATGTTCATATAAGTTTCGACATACTCATTGCCGATTGCAGAGCGCAAAGCATCGTTTGCAGGCGACAGCGTGACGCTCAAAGCATCGCCAACCGTAGCTTGATAATGCAACCATCGATCTGCGGTGTAATTCGCTTGCAGTGCGGTCAGACCATTGAACGTCGCACCACGCTGCTGGATCATAAACGCGCCATTATGAACGAAATTGCGTCCCGTGTTACTCGTCAGTGCAGCCGGTATGATTTGCCATGCAGCAGACTGCCTGCCATACATGTTGCCATCATTCGGCGCATCTCCAAACGCGTTTGCTGCAATAGCATTATGCACGAATGCAGTTGTAGCAAGCGACAGATCGTTGTCAGTAGTTGCAGGCGTTGGCCCAGTCGGGTCACCTTGAAACACAGGCGAGAAAAGCGGTGCACCGCCTGTAGTTGTGGTAACGGTCTTCCACTTCGTCCCGTCCCACACGTATTGCATACCATTCGGCCCAGTCGTCGTCTGGCCATTGATTGGGTTGTTCGGGAAATCGAACATCAAATGCTCCTACACACTCGCCACTAACTAAGCTGCGTCCATCCGGGTAAGCTCTATCGTCGCGGCAATGCGCCAGATCGCCGTATTAGACGTTGGCGGGGTAAACGTCAGCGAGTAGCCTGCATTAGTCGTGTCGGCTGCTTCGGTAATCGCGATGCCCGTCGTGGTGCCGTTGCTCAGCGAGGTCGGTGTCCCCGGCACATACACCGTGGTGCCGACACCGCCGTTGCGGCGTAGCAGGCCGAGCGGCTGATTCCAGACGTAGAAGTTATTGCTATTGGTGCTATCGACGGCGACCAGTTGGACCCATAGTGCATAAACAGAGTTGGAATACGTAAGATTAACCGTGTTCGCTGCCCCGGCAGCCCCCAGGTCTCCGGTCAGCCGCACCGGGATGGTGTTGGCAGCACTGATGCCGCGCAATATCACGGTAGAGGTTTGCGTGCGCCTGCCGGAGGCGATCGTGCCGAGAGATATCGTCACCGCACCATACAAATCAGAGCTGGCAGCATTACCCATCGCTATGGCGTAATTCTGCGAAGCGAGGTTGCTGGTGCCGCCGAGGATAACCGAGCCAAGCGAGCTGGCATTGTTGATGCTACCGCCAAGCACAGCGGCATACTGTGCACTTGCCGTATTGTTGCTGCCGCCGGCGATGACCGCCTGATTGCCGCTGGCGACCATGGTTGCCGCCGTACGCCCGGTTTGCAGATCAACCGCGTTAGCGCCGCGCGTGTTGCCGCCAGCGATGGCACTATCCGGCATCTGCGCCACGATCGGCACTGTGCTGTTACTGAAACTCAGCACCGGTTGATTGTCGGCGCCAACGCGGCCGTAA